ATTATTACATACCATGTGTGTAAAAAGCATATAAATTCTCTATGAAACTGTGGGAGCATAGTTCGTTGATGATTCTTGATCCGTATTTTTAGTGCGACCTTGTGTGGTATTAACGGGTTTTAAAAACATATCACGTGTAACGATATCGTTCACATAACTGGTCTGTAAAAACGGATTCACGCCGCGCTGGGATACCATTTCTCTGTCGGCGATTTTAGTATCCAAATCTTCTCGTCTTGTAACAGCATCATTAGTATGTCTAGAAAACATAGAATTTGTTATCGAGAGCATATCGGCGTCTTGATTAAAAAACGTGTTTTGCTCTAAAGATTGCCGAATTGCGTTTTGTTGTGAATCAAAATCTAAGTTTGGATCATTATCCAAATCATTTGTTTGTTGATCATTTTTGTTAGTTCGAGCACTTTTATAATATGGTTCTCCTTTGCTCCATTTCCATGTATTCATTATAAAGTATTATTTTATATAATGAATATAATTACGAAAATATAGACTAACAAATATTGGATGATTGACCATTTAGTATAAAATTTTTGGTAAATAAAAAATATTATAGTGAATAAATATATGTTAGTTGTTACCATTGATAATACAAATTACTCGCAATTACTCTCTTTAATTACTAGCGATAAAAAGCTATTTCTATTATGCTATACAAATGAAAAACAATCGATTGAGACTACAAACGAGTGGTATCTATTACAAGCTTATCAAAAATATGTGCCAAGCAATGATATAGTTTTAGCAAGCTTTTTAGTAGACCCTAACGCCAAAATTTTAAATTTCTTTCCTAGAATACAAGCTACTGGAAAAGAATTGCCTCGTGTTCTATTTATTAATGGTATGGAACCTATCCAAAAATATGAGGGAAAACATTATACCAAATATTTTATTGAATGGATTAAGGAAACATTAATTAAATTGGAAACTAACAATGAAAAACAAGAACAAATATCAGAATCGGAAGAAATCGTTATAAGCGATATCTAAATACCGTCTCTAGTAATAACCAAATTCTTGGTAAACATAAACGCATCTTTGTTAGTTCGTCGTCGTTTTAGATTACATTCTAAACAAGCTACAACTAAATTGCCACTGTTATGTCCAATATTATTATCAATTCTATCAAGAGACCATTGTTTCATCTCTCTAACTCTCTCATATAAGATATAAACTGCTTGAGAACAATAATGACATTTCAATTCACAATCTCGTAAAAGAGTGACAACTTCATTAAAACTAACAAACTTGGTCTCATCTAATTTCTTTTTTAAAATATCTTGCTGTCTGTATCCGGACAGTTTAGTTCTTATATGACTAAGACACATCGACGTATATTTATCGTTATCGTCTATTATTTTTAACACATTCATTTGTCTAGCATGATCCAAGTCTTCCTCTGAGAGTCCCCATGTTTTTGTTTCAACTCGCATTTTTTTCTCCTTTTCGCAATTAATTTTTTTTGTTGTTTTTGGATTCATTTTTTCCAAAATCAATAATGATTTAATGGTAGATGGATTATCCATGTATCCTATAAATAATATATTGTTTTTATTATATAACAATTAAAATATTCTATATTATATAGTTGTTATTCTTATATTATTTATATTATTTATATTATAAAAAACTAAGTTAAAATTAACTTGATATAATACCGTATAAATGAGTAGAGAAATTCAAACTGAAAGTAATGAAGTTAAAACTCTTAAATATAAAACAATGATTTTAAATGGCAGTTCATGGCCAATATCTAAATCTACCAGTGACCTAACACAATTGGATAAATTTTTGGAGAATGAAAAGATTTGTAATGCCAGCGAGCCATGGAGTAAACTTGATAAAACCGCAAAAATTCGTAAATTGATATTATTTGCGAATAATTATCAAACAGAGAACCAGCTTTCAGAAGAAGAACATTATCAACTGGTCGCATTTTTTAAAGATTGTTTGGATAAGAAAAAACTACAGCGAGTAAAGGATATATTGTATAATAAGGAAACGGGTGAAATAAAGGATATTCCGGCACTATTTTATAACAAACAAAGTCATCATTTTACATTAAAAAATATAGATAAAAGGGTGTCAACTTTAAAGGGTTTAGCACCAAAACGCAAGCAAGGCACCGTAAAAAATGTAAAAGATGAAGACGATTCTGATAATGAAACCAATTAAACAGATCGACAAACAAACAATAATTATATTTAATAATTCAATAAATTATTAAAATATAAACACAACTTTACAAATAACTATAAATGACGACCGAATTAATAGATATAACGGACCAAATAGTCCCGGATAAAGAGGCTTCTTTTTTCAATGAAAAAGAGTGGCTAGAACTATATGAAACGTGCCTTCATATAATGACTGAATTTATGAATGATAACCCGAAAATCATTTCGGAACCCGAATTTGACGATATTTTTGACGAAAATATACAAGAACTGTTACACTCTCATTTTGAATCCGACATATTTTATAATGAGGAAGCCGAAGAAGAAATAGAAGAACTTTTTGAATACGCAAAAACAGACTTTTTTAAATTATATTTTGAGCCGAGGTCATATCCAGATACACGTATTTTGAAAGAACCGAACTTTTCGGAAACAAAACAAAAGCTTCAAATTTTAAAATTGAAGCCACAGCCCGACCAAAGAACAAAAGAATGGTACGAATTCCGACACAATTTGATTACCGCATCAAACGCATATAAAGCATTTGAAAACCAAACAACGAAGAATCAGCTAATCTATGAAAAATGCCAGCCGATCAATAATGATAATGATTGTTCAAAGGAGATCGTGTTAGTAAATACGAATACGACGCTACACTGGGGGCAAAAATATGAACCTCTTTCCGTAAAAATATACGAGCATCTATATGAGACAAAGGTCGATGATTTTGGATGTATCCAACACGACAAATATAAATTTCTTGGTGCTTCGCCGGATGGTATCAATGTGGATGTAAAATCCAAACGGTACGGGCGCATGTTGGAAATCAAAAACATTGTGAATCGGGAAATCGATGGCATACCCAAAAAGGAATATTGGATACAAATGCAGATACAAATGGAGGTTTGTGGATTAGACGAATGTGACTTTTTGGAAACACGTTTTACTGAATATCCCGATCAACAATCATTTATAAATGACGCAAATGAAATGGAATTCGAAGACGAAGATGGAAACGATTTCACAAATGTTTGTTTATCAAAAGAGGATAAAATGAAGGGAATAATGATCTACTTTCATACTAAAGAGGGTAAACCATTTTATGTTTATAAACCATTGGAGTACATACATCCGCAAGATATTTTGGCATGGGAGGAGAAAACGTTGAATTTATATCAATCGGCAGAATATGGATACACATATATGAAATTTATTTATTGGAAATTGGACCAAATGAGCTGTGTACTAGTTCCGAGAAATAAAGATTGGTTCGACAATAACGTTTGGGAAATAGAGGAGATATGGTCAACAATAAAAAAAGAGCGAAAGGATGGATATGAACATAGAGCACCCAACCGCAGAATAAAAAAGGAAAATGCGTTTGAAATTATGACCAAACCAGCGAATAATCATTGCCTATTACAGCTTGATAAGCTAACTGGTAAAATAACTATTATAAAAAAAGAGTTGGAAGATATTAATGTTGATATTGAATAAACTTAATACAATATATTTTCATTTGTAGGAATGGAGTAATACAAATAATTGGGTTCGGTTCTAAAATAGCCGATGCGAGCTCCCGGACCCTCTTGAGCCGGGGGTAAAGGATACACTTCATTAGATTTATTTTTTATATCATGATATAAAGCACCGCAAAATTCAGAGCGTGTACAAGTGCCATCGTCTGGATTATAACGGTATCGCAAGTTGTTAGTTTGCTGTTTAAAAGAAGGCAATGTGAATACGGGATAATGCCACCATATTTCTGTAGCAGAATCACTAGAGACCTCATTTTTGCCGATCTTAGGATAATCATCTAATATGGCCTCGTTCACAGAGACGGGATAAACGCCCTCGGTTCTTTTAAGACTAGCAAAATAATCCGATTTAAATCCCTCTTTTCTATAAAAGGGACCTAAATAAAGACTTAGCGCTAACAATATGGATAAAAATAGAATACTTTTAATAAAAGTGTTGTTCATATAATATACTTTTATAAAAAGTAATAAAGTATTTTTATCTTTTTAATCTTTTTATAAAATGGACTTAAAATTAAACTAACAAATATAATAAAATGGAAACTCTGGGAATGCGCGTTACAAAAAGAAATGGCAAATTAGAGGATATTGCGTTCGATAAAATATTGAGCAGAATCAGAAAACTGGGTCTAGAAGCGAATATTAACATTAATTACCCACAACTAACAATGAAGGTAATTGAGCAATTATATGATGGCATTTCGACAACAAAAATCGACGACCTAGCTGCTGAACAATGCGCTGCGTTGTCGACACTAAACCCCGATTATGGAACGCTTGCTGCTAGAATTGTGGTGTCCAATCATCAGAAAAATACGGATGCTAGTTTTTCCGCCATTGTAACAGAATTATATAATTTTACCAATTCCAAGGGTGAGGAAAAACCGCTTTTAGATGACTCATTTTCCAAATATGTTATAAATAACGCGAACGTTCTCGATAATATGATTGATTATAATCGCGACTATTTAATCGATTATTTCGGTTTCAAAACCTTGGAAAGAGCCTATTTGTTTAGACATGGTAACAAAGTTATTGAAAGACCACAGCATATGTGGATGCGTGTAGCCGTTGCGATTCATCACCAATCGGTCAACTCCGAACAATCATTATCATTAATAAAGGAAACGTATGATTTAATGTCTTTGAAATATTTTACGCATGCGACACCCACTCTGTTTAATGCTGGCACACCTAGACCTCAGCTTAGTTCGTGCTATCTTATAGGTATGGAAGACGACAGTATCGAGGGCATTTTTAATACACTTAAGGATTGTGCGCAAATTTCCAAGTGGGCTGGTGGAATTGGTCTTCATATTCATAATATTCGCGCAAAGGGAAGTCATATCCAAGGTACAAACGGATCATCTAATGGAATTGTACCAATGTTACGTGTATTCAATAATACGGCTCGTTATGTTGACCAAGGAGGCAATAAGCGTAACGGTTCTTTTGCGATTTATGCGGAACCTTGGCACGCTGATATTCACGACTTCTTGGAACTCAAGAAAAACCACGGTGATGAAGAATTGAAAGCTCGCGACCTATTTTATGCGTTATGGATACCCGATTTGTTTATGGAGCGAGTGAAAGAAAAGAATGGAATGTGGTCTCTCTTCTGTCCAAACGAGTGTACCGGACTCAGTGACTGTTATGGCGACGAATTTGTAAAAATGTATAAGAAATATGAAGCTGATGGAAAGGCTCGAAGTACGGTGTTGGCGCGCGACTTATGGGTAAAAATTTTGGACGCACAAATGGAGACCGGTACACCATATTTGTTGTATAAGGATGCGGCGAATAGAAAGTCAAATCAGCAAAATTTGGGTACCATTAAGAGCTCAAATTTGTGTGTTGCGCCCGAAACGCTTGTACTAACCGATAAGGGACACTTAATCATTGGTGAGCTAGATGGGCAAACCGTAAATGTGTGGAATGGTTCAGAGTTTTCAGAGGTTACCATTAAGAAAACCGGAACAGACCAAAGGATTATGAAGGTGGTTTGTAACGTTGCTAATTCTAAAACAGACAATTTTAAATCAATTGAGTGTACTCCTTATCACAAGTTTTATGTTTCTGTAACAGAGAAGGTATATGGTGACTACGATTGTCTACAAGAAGTGACATATGTAAAACAAATTGATGCGCAAGATTTGAGACTAGGAATGCGTTTGATTGGATGTAACATGCCGTCAAGTAATTCAGATGAATCGTATGAATATATGGAAGTCGTGAGTTTGTCTGATTTTGGTCGCAAGTCAGATACCTATTGTTTTACGGAGCCAAAGCGTAATATGGGTGTATTCAATGGTATTCTCACTGGCCAGTGTACTGAGATTATCGAATATTCAGATGAAACCGAAACCGCGGTTTGTAATTTAGCCTCAATCGCTTTGCCAGCATTTGTGAATTCAGACACCAAGCAATTTGATTATGACGCGCTACATAGGGTTGTTAAAACAGTAACCTACAATTTAAATCGGGTTATTGATATTAATTTTTATCCAACAGAAAAAACAAAGCTGAGTAACTTGAGACATCGGCCCATTGGACTAGGTGTTCAAGGCCTAGCAGATACATTTGTTTTAATGGATATTGCGTTTCATTCAGACGTAGCAAAAGAAATCAATAAACTGATTTTTGAAACGATTTATCATGCGGCGTTAGAGAAAAGTAATGAAATGGCGATTGAAAGAAAGCTGGAATATAAAGAGTTAAAAGATTTAGACAAAATGCGAATGTTAATTGGTAGAGAAATTTTCTTACCAGAAAATGTGATAGGGGCTTATAGTTCTTTTGTTAATTCGCCTACATCCAAAGGTATTTTACAATTCGATATGTGGAATGTAACTCCTTCCAATCGTTATGACTGGGTTTTATTAAAAGATTCTATTGTAAGGCATGGATTAAGAAATTCGTTACTGGTAGCACCAATGCCAACTGCGTCAACATCGCAAATCCTTGGGTACAATGAGTGTTTCGAACCGTTTACAAGCAATATATATAGCAGACGTACCTTGGCGGGCGAGTTTGTGGTAGTAAACAAATATTTAATGAAAGAATTGATACAACTCGGGTTATGGAATGAACAAATTAAAAACAATATCATTCAAAATAAGGGTTCTATTCAACAATTGACTAATTTGTCAGAACACATACGTAATAAGTATAAAATTGTCTGGGAAATTCCTATGAAACATGTAATTGATATGTCGGCGGATAGAGGCGCATTTATTTGCCAAAGCCAAAGTTTGAATTTGTGGATGGAAGACCCCGTTTACAGCAAACTAACATCTATGCACTTCTATGCTTGGGAGAAAGGGTTAAAAACTGGTATTTATTATTTACGCAGAAAAGCAAAGCATCAAGCACAACAGTTCACAATTGAACCCGAGAATACGGAGAAACCTTCGGGAGATGATGAGATTTGTGAATCGTGTAGTGCTTAAAAATGTAAAAATGTAAAAATGTAAAAAATAATTTTATTTTCTGTAAAATATAATTATTTTATTTAAGGTAAAATATTATTATTTGTTTGTTTCTGTAGAAGCAGTTAAATCCACCAATGATGATGATGATTGTTGAGAAGACGACCGTTGTTTTTGAGTCGTCGTTTTGCTACTTCTAGAACTGCTTCTAGAACTGCTTCTGCTACTCTTGCTACTTCTGCTACTCTTGCTACTTCTGCTACTTTTAGACCTAGATCTAGATTTAGTACCGGTTAACAATGGTGGCAAGGCTACTGGATTACATGTATATCCGACTGGAGAAATGCTCATGATATATTCGGTTATCTTCTTGTTTGTCCCACATACATCGAAACTATGTTTCAAACTAATACAATATACGCGTAAGCAAATGATTACATCGATAATCGCATCATGTAACATTTCTGGATTGGGTTCATAACCAAAGAAAAACTGATAAGCCTCGGTTAATTTGGGTGATTTTATTTTATAGAAAAACTTGGGTTCACCAGTAACCTTATCTATATATTCATATCTTGCTTTCAACTGACACATTGGTTTAGTTTTTTCCATAGAACACTCAAAATTCGCATCGTTCATCATCATTTCTAGTTCCGGAACATCGTATTCTTCGGACAAACGTAATAGTTCAGCGACTATCATTTTTCGGTCAAATTGCGCATTATGTGCTACAATTATATCCGCCTTTTTTACATATTTGACAAACTCTTTTAGGGCGTCATAAATTTCAGCACGATTTACTTCATCAGCTGCCGCAATGGATTCCCTCGTAATATGATGGATTTTCGCACTGCTCTCAGATATTTCAACATGCTCTGGAATGTCAATGTACTTATTTACTATTTTAGCTCTAGACGGTCTGTCGCTATCATAAAAAATATAACTCAATTGAATTATATGTGGCCAACTATCAATATGCTGTGACCAAGCGGACTCTTTCTTTTTTAAATCCGAGAAGCTTAGCAATCTTTTTCCGTATTCTTCTTGTTTAGCCCACGTGTCTCCGGGCATTCTTGGAGGCAACCCGGTTGTCTCTGTATCAAATACAAGTATCTTCATGTTTTATATAAAGATATAAAACATAGTTTCTATTTATTTTTATTGTTAGTTTGTTTGTTAGTTCTTTGTCTTTTACTAACACATTTTTTGTATTTTTTATCTATTCGTCTTCTATTTCTTCTTTTTGATTTGGTCCCTCCTCTTATACCTTCTCGCTTCATATTATATTTTATTAGGCGACACAGTCTAGCATCTTCACATTCTTCATCATTAACAAAAAACCCTTCACATGAAATGTCAAATACATATATATTTTTGATACCGAGATATTCTAAAATACTAAATAATTCGTCATAGGTTATTGATTCGACTAATCTTATGGGCTGTCCATTTTCGTCAATACAATCTTTATATCTTTTTTTTATGCCTAATTTTTGTAAAATGGGTTCTAAAAAGGCCTCCGAGATTATGTTTGTATTTGCTGGTATGGAATATAAAAAATTGCGATAATTATTCAATGTGTAAATACCCAAACCATAATTTTGCTTTGTATCGCAACTATCGGTAGAAAAAACCTTGTTTATGTATTTGGGATTTTCTGTGAATTCATTAATTTCATCTGTGTAATGACCAACTGTATACGGCATATAAGGCATTGATTTATTTACCTTTTTCATGTCTGAATAGGAATAAGTTCTTGGTTCTTCATCTTCTTCTTCATAAACTGTATGATATTGTTCGATTTCTTTTCTATATTTTAGACTCTGTGCTTCGGTAAGCTCTTTAAATTTTGAAAAATCCATCGATTTTAATATATTACGTTTCATTTCATGTAAACTACCGATATTTGTTGTAGTAGTGTGTCCGGGAGGAGTTAATATAGAACGTTTTAAATTCATCGGACATGTTTTAGTCTCCACCTTGGTAACATCTAGACTCAAACTGCCATGTGTTAGTATCATTAGTCCTAATGTATCGGTTTTTAGATATTGTTTTATACTTGTTATTAGTTCCATATATAAATAGCATAAAAAATCGTTTTATAGGTTTAATTACAAGTTCAAATTTTTTACAAAGCTATATAAGCATTCTGTAAATTGTGCTTTACTTTCTGTAAACGGTAAATTATAGTTAACTGGTAAATTTATGACAGATAAATTTGTGACATTGGTTATCTCATTACCATAATTAATAGCTATAAATTTGATATTTTTATTACGGGAATACAATAATTCGTACAATTTATATATTTCGGTTTGTTTTGTTAGTTTATTGTATATATTGTCAAAATGATTCACACTTAAGAATATAGGTGTAATAGTTTTACTTTGTACTATATCATATAAACGTTTATATCTTCTATTGTATTTATCCATAAACTCATTTACTTGTTTCTCCTCAAAATTATTAGTATCCGAACTTATATCATGCCAATATTTGAACCCGTATTTTTTATGAACGTAATTGTATTTGTCACCAAACTTAGTAATATCAAAATCATCTTTATTAATACTAAATTTGTATGGTATAGTCAATAAATCCAAAAAGTTGTCATATATTTTTTCAACAAATGTGTGGCCTACATAATCAAACGGAAACCCTTGTTGTCTAATGGAATTCGAAAATTTCCCATCTATGGATTGACAAGTATAGCACTCCTCGCCTAAAGGTATAACAATTTTTTCTGTCATTATTTAAATGTCAGATATTATTTCATACAAATGTATTTTTGATAATAATGTAAAATTAAACATTCCTAATTATAATGGAAATAACAATGATATTCGTAAAATGTATGATTTTTATAATGGAGGATCGTTGTTATTAAGAGAGCCCAAAAAGCGACAAATAATAGCTAATTTAATTAATAAAAATATTATTGACAAAAATAAAAATTTCATAGACGGAGGCTCATTTTTAGGAGATACATCTTTACCATTATGTTTAAATATCAATGGCATTGTTTATTCTATAGATCCGGGAGATGTAAATGTTGATATTATAGATACTTTAGCAAAACTTAATAATATTACAAATATTAAAATATTAAAATACTGTTTGGGATCTACATGTGGTACATTGTATTATAATACTGGCATATTCGATATAAATTTTAATAGTTTTTCTAAAATTAAAGGAGAATACAAAAATAGTATAGAATCTATATCCTTAGATGAATTATACAATAGAGGCATTATTGACAATATTGATTTTATACATATTGATGTAGAAAATTTAGAAAATGAAGTACTTAAGGGGAGTTATAATTTAATAAAAACGTATACTCCTATAATAATATTTGAAGGTCATACTAAAAGTTATACAATTGGTGTAGAAGAATGTTGCAACTTTTTAAAGAATATGGATTATATTATTTATATGATTGACGAAGATGCTGGGGCAATTAATGATGCTAAAAATTTTATTGCCGTTCCAAAATCCAAATTCATCCGTTTTAAAAACCAGTTTGATTATTTTAATTATATTAAATTGGTAAATAATTAAATTGGTAAATAATTAAATTGGTAAATAATTAAATTGGTAAATAATTAAATTGGTAAAATATTTATATATTTAATTGTATTACATATATAATGACAAAAATCAGTGTTTACACCATTTTATACCACGATTTACAATTTTACGAGGATATTATAAAAAATATTTATCATATTGTAGACGAGATAGTTATCATTGATGGGCCTTATTCATATGCGATCGAAACATTAAAACAATTTAATTTATTTTATGATGAACAAAATAAACCGGAACAACTAACAAAAATTATAAATAATTATTCGAAGGTAAAATATAAATATGTTGTATGTGATACCGAGGAAGAAAAACGCATGATAGGCTATAACACATGTACAAATAATTTAGTTTTGTTAGTAGATACCGATGAATTCTTAAATATAAATGTCAATAAGATCAACGATTTTATTAGAAATAGTAATAAATTTGTTGGTTGTGCTAACATTTTTAATATGTGTGATCACAACATAAATTATAATAAATTGTGCCAAAAATATATAATGTTTAAAAAGGACAAAATTTCTGCTATAGAACATTTAAATTATACTTGGTTAATAGGATGTAAACAAACCGAAAAAAATGTGGATTATATGTTATTTACACCATTTGGTTTAATATTTCACCAAACATTGTGTCGAAATAAACAAAATAATATTGTTAAATTTATATTTTATACATTGTTATACTGTAAAAATAATAATAAATTATTAAATATATTAGATTACGACAATTCATTATTGTTAAATAAATTACCTATTAATGATATATTAAATATATTTGTTCATTCCCGATTAAATAGTGTAAATATTCCCTCTATTTCGGATACTAATATACTAGAACGCATTCATGAGAATATGTCTACGACCCTATTGAAAAAATACAGCAGTAACTTGAATGATTTTACATTTAATGGACCAATGAAATGTCTGCGAAATGTTCCCGTTTTCTTTAGATTGAAAAACTTAAAAAATAATACTACAATATTATTTACTAATGTAAAATCGGTTGCTATAAAAATGTATTACATATACTTGGATAAACCATATACTATAAAACAACACACATTTCATGATATTGAACATGATAAAGCAGTAATTTTCAGCAATGATTTAAATGGAACAGAATATTGCGTTGTTATAGAGATTCATTGTTACGAAACCGTAACCGAAGACATTATTTTTACTATTCAAAGTATTCTATAATTTCCGAGTACACATCTTTAACACTCATATGCCTTACAAATACCAAATGTACGTCGATGCCATTTGGTAATTCCGTATTGTTTGATACCATCCATATGTTTTTTCGATCCATACCCTTTATTGCTATCAATTCCATATCTTTCCGCTAATTCGGGATTTTCCAAGCAAAGTTCTTCAATGTATTTGTCTCGTTCCACCTTAGCAAGAATGGACGCCGCAGCAATGGGTGTAAACTTATTATCGCCTCCCTCTACCAATTCGTAACGAATTGTCGCCATTTTTGTCTTTGCTTTGTTTAATACTGTTAAAGGTTTAAAATAGTTGCCATCTACTAACAACAATATCTGGTCTTGTTCCTTGTCTTCATTCAGTTGTTTCAATACATTTTTAATGGCTTTGTGCATTGCTGACTGAGTCGCTTGTAAAATATTTATCTCGTCGATGACACGCTCGTCTTCGTATTCCACTGCCCATGCCACAGCATTGGTTTTGATATATTCCGCCACTTGTTCGATCTTCTTCTTAGAATGGAATTTTTTACTGTCTTTCATTAGTGAATGGTCAAAGGAGTCGTCTTTAGGCAACACTGCGGCCCCGGCATATACGCGACCAAACATAGGACCTCGCCCAGCTTCATCAATTCCTACTTCTATACTGGGTCCCTCATGAAACCATTTTTTTAAAGGTTCTGCTACTTTAGTTGTTCTCTTCTTCTTTTGAACGACTGGTTCTAAATCATCGTCATCAACAATAACAGCACTAATAAAATCGCTTTTTTTAGCCATATCTTCTAGGTTTGACTAAAATGAATATAATTAAAATATATCAATTTTTTTCACTATATACATTATACAATGAAATACGAATTGTTGATACTTTTTGTAATAATATTATTAGCATTAATTTTGTGCTGCTTTTTAGGCACCACATATTATGGTAGAGAAGGTATGGACAATATGTCATCTGGTCAAGTTTATTATGGTCCTAATGGAAATTCCGCGCAAATCCAAACTGATGCGGATGGCAAAAGTAGTTTAACAGTAACCAACAGTGATGGTTCCACGTCTACGTATTCTGCTGCTGGATCGCCCAGTGAAACGGCTACCACTTATAGTGGACCCAATGGCGGAACAGCTCTAGTCCAAATGGGTTCAGATGGAAGCACTACTTTAACGATTACTCAACCAAATGGCACCATACATACTTATAAAACAATGGCGACTGATACTACAACTTCTACTATGCCTACAACTTCTACTATGCCTACAACTTCTTCAACTTCTTCAACTATGCCTCAAACATATGACAATTATGACCATTACAACGGTACTGCTTATCCCACAGTATTTTACGGTCCCAATGGCGGAACTGCTCGCGTAATTCAAACCGATAATAATGGCACTCTTGTTACGACAAGTAGCAATGGTACTACTCAAGTCTATTACATCAGTCCAAGTAGTACGGATCCCAATGTAAAATCCTATTATGGTCCCAATGGTGGTTCGGCTAAAATTGTAATGGACAGCAATGGTAAAACTGCGGTAGAAGTTACATTACCCGATGGTACAAAGGTCATATATTATTCAGACAATGTATCTGCGCAGTCCAGCCAAGATGCTACAATGAACCAATATAATCCGGACACTGTATCGACGGGCTCAGATTACAATAGTGCGTTTTCGACTTCATCTTATTACGGTCCCAATGGTGGCCAATTGAACACGCTTACGGGTCCATCCGGAAACACATATGCTGCGTATGATTCGTCCGCATATTACAACTCGTTACCGCAAGGCATACCTAAAAATTTGATTCCACCGGGCCAAGAGGACTTGTATATTTTGAAGTCCCAAATTGTGCCCCCAGTCTGCCCAGTTTGTCCGGAGCCAGTTGTAATCCAAGGCGATAATGATGTGACGAAATGTCCCCCGTGCCCGGCATGTTCGCGCTGCACGGAACCAAACTTCGAGTGTAAAAAGGTACCAAACTACAACGCATTTAATCCAGACACAATGCCAGTCCCAGTCTTAAGCGATTTCTCCAGTTTTGGAATGTAAAAACAATTTAGAAACAACGCAATAAATAATATCAAGCAAATGGAAACCCTTGATATTATGAATAGTATAGAAGTTTATAAACAAAAAATGCTTGAATTACAAACGGAAAACACAGAATTAAAGGAAAGATTAAAAAAATATACAAACGGAGACAATAATAAACGATATTATGAAAAAAATAAAGAAAAAATAAAAGAGCAAGGTGCGAATTACTTGAAAAAATTAGCAGAAGAAAATCCAGAAAAAATAAAGGAATACAGAAGAACCGCATATCTAAAAAGAAAGGCAAAACTACAAGATGCTTAGTTTAATAATTATGCGTTAAACTATTTACACATAAACTACTTAAACATAAATAATATATTTTAAATAATGGAAAAAGAAATATGGCAAATTATAGATGATTTTCCAAGTTATGAAGTAAGTACATTTGGAAACGTTAAGAATATCAAAACCGAACATTTAATGAAGCCGCAAAAGGACATTCCCGGATATTTAAATTTGACATTACTTAATAACAATAAAAAATCGGTGCGTTGTAAGGTTCATCGATTGGTAGCAAAAGAATTCATACCAAATCCAGAAAATAAATTAACTGTTAATCATATTGATAGAATAAGAAGCAATAATCACGTTTCAAATTTAGAATGGGCTACAATGACAGAGCAAAATATTCATACGCATTCATTCAAAAAAATCTTAAAACCTATTAATTACCGCGCTATTTGTCGATTAGATATAAACAACAATGAATGTTTAGAAGAATATAGTTCTGTTTCAGATGCTGCTAAATGGATTATAAATCATGATTTAACTGCTATCACTGAAATGAACAAAAATAACCTTAGCATTATTTCATCAAAACTATGTGCTGTGGCTAATAAAAAAAGAAATCATGCGTATACTTTTAAATGGGAATATGTTGAAAAACATAAACATTTACCAGACGAAGAGTGGAAAGAAATACCATATCATATTATTAAAAAACAGAATTATTTTGTTTCTAATTTAGGAAGATATAAAAATAATAAAGGTGAAATAAAAACAGAACATATACCATCAAGTGGTTATATAAGAATATGTATTGGTAATTCTACGTTTTTACTTCATAGATTAATCGCTTTCACTTTTTTAGAAAATCCCAAAAACAAGGAATTTGTAAATCATAAAGATGGTAATAAATTAAACAATACATTGGAGAACCTTGAATGGGCTACTTGCTTAGAAAATAATGTTCATAAAATTAACAGTGGTCTGTCAAATTCTACTAAGAAGGTTATACAATATGACAATAATATGAATAAAATAAATGAGTACCAGTCCATCCTAGAGTGTGCTAAAAAGTTAAATATTACTAGAGATATAGTAAGTAATAACTGTCGCGGTGTATATAAAACCACCAAATGTGGTTACCAATTTCGTTACGCGTGAATCAAAAGCGGGACATAATTATGCGTTAAACTATTTACCCATAATATTACAAAAAATAATCTATTCATTATATAATGGCCGCTGTCGACCTATACAACAAATACAACAACTTTTTAAAAAGCACAGTTTCAATCATTGAAATCATCACATATACGATTTCAATCATCATCATCACTCGCAGCATTTTCATGTCCGTTTACATTTACGCGACCGAAATAGACGAATCGCAACAAGTCTACAACAAAGTGCGTTTTATGTTGGGTCAATCCATTTCCCTAGCGTTGACTTTCATTTTATGTATAGAAGTTTTAAAGGTATTTTATGTTAAAACATACCAACAACTTGTCATTGTAGTCGTTCTAACATTGCTCAAACTAACAATCGGTTATTATTTAGAAAACGAAATCGAGGACATTGATAAAAATATGCCGCACAAAATTCAATATTAAAATTTGATAAATTTCTAATCCCTCTTTTTAACGCACTTGTCATCAATTTGAATACTCTGTCCCTTATCGTCTTGTGGCACAATATTTAGAATACATCTCGCTTTCTTCCCATAAAGGGGCTCTGTACATCCCTTTTCCTTTCTATTCTTTTTCGTTTTGATATCCGAAAACTTGTATACTTTCGGCATTTCGTCGGTACACCTAGACCTAAAATGCTCATAGCGTTCTCTTACATCACAATAAGTTAAATTCGATTTCTTGTGAAGCATCTTATTCACCAATTCGTGTAAGTTATAAACATAACGCGAAAATGTATCGCGATTCTTCATATGTGACATGGTTAGAGGTAAATGCTTAAAGTTGGTTTTCAAGTTTTTACGACACGCACCGCATGGCAAGACATTTTGTAAAGACAGAAAATAGTTGCGATATTGATGTTTTTGCTCTAAACTGGGATTAACGGGATAATTGAAACTAATGGTATGTAAGACGTGCCAAAAAGGTGGACCCCAAATCGTCGTGAGAAAACCATCACCGGAATAAAAGTCCTTATTTTTAAATACGCGCTGTTTTCTTGTTTTTTTTCGATTGGATGAATGTTTACGAGTTTGGGCCATTTATATTATAGGATAAAATATAAAAAACAAAAAATAAAAACAAAAGAAACCCAAAAATATAACAAAAATAATAAAATATAATATAAATATATTTTAATGTCAACGCATTCGACAATGATTGTAGAATTTGCCAAAACAACGCAAAATGTAGCACTATGTCTAGGCATTTCTATTTTTCTTATTTTATTATTTATGATGACACCTTTGAACAAGTTCTTTCTATCATCTATATTCGGAAAGGTGATTATTCTCACTCTTTTAGGATACACCATTTATTATAATACGACAAAAACTCAACAATTTGCTTCGCATTTTGGCATATCCTTAACATCGGGTAACTGGGACACATTAAAAACAAATGTTGTATGTAGCTACATCTTTTCCCTATTTTTGTTAGTATTGTTGTTCTCAGTCATCCGAAGATGTATTTAGCTGCTGTGTTTTTATACCATCAGTGTTGTTGTTAGTATAATCAGAAACACACTTATACTTCTTTGTATACACTTTACGAATGTTGTATATTTTTTCATTATAAACTTGTTCATTTTTACAATCATTTCTACCAACAATTACCAAGCGGCCATCTACGTCTCTTACTAACATTAAACTGTTATATCATATAAACTTTATATTCGTTTAAATGATATTCTAATTTATTCTTTGTAATTATATAATAACCATGAATTCAGTTCATTCTAATTTAAACGTATTAAAAACCGGTGGCACAACAGCCATCCAGAGATTTAGAGGTTTTTTCAATTGGCAAAATATTATTATTTTTGCGGCCATTTTAATATTCGCGCTTTTAGGATATTTGACTTACAAGCAGTATTCAAACAGTAAAACAGCATTTAGCGCAAATAGAGAGAATGTACCAAAGGGCCAAAATGCGAATAGTACAGCAACGCTTATGCTCTTCTACGTCGATTGGTGCCCTCATTGTAAGACTGCTAAACCCGAGTGGGAAGCCTTGAAATCAGAATATGAGTCCAAAACAATTAATGGCTACAATGTTGCGTTTGTAGAATACAATTGTACCGAGGAGTCGGCTGAAGTGAGTCAACTCATGGACAAGTATAGTATTGAGGGTTACCCTACCATTAAATTATTGAAAGACAACCAAGTGATTGAATATGATGCAAAACCCACAAAATCGACAATGGAACAATTTTTAAATACTGTTTTATAAATATATACGTAATTATGCGTTAAAATATTTGTATAATTTTAATTATTATACAAATGTATAAATGAGTCAAGAGTTGACCCCCGGTAAAGCCCTTTACGAAGTGCGTCGCATTATTCAAAGCGACATTGATCACTGGTCATCTCACCTTAGTGCTAACATCATTAGTTTTGTTGTTAGAAAGAACACATGTGGTGACTTAGCGAATATTCACTTAGTGTCTACTTTTATAGAGAAATTGCCAGATGCTGTCACAGTTTTCGTAGACCAAAGTTGTAAAACGTCTATTTTGAAATTTTGGAAAAAATACTTACAAACAAAGGATAATGTAACATTCTTTAATAACGTTTTAACAGATTTGGGTGCTAATGGAAATTTAGCAGTAGGTCTTGGAGTAACAATTTATAATCTAGCCAATACATTAGGTCTTGTTACTGTAACGGGTGGTATGTTCCAACAGATGTTGAGCCTTAATACGCAAGGCCAATTTGTAGATAATTACGCGTTTAATGGCTCTCAAAAAACCGATCCTCATCCGGATCGCCAGTCATGGAATGGTGACGGAACCGGTCTATATCAAATCTGGGATGATATTGCTAAAATATATCGCACAACCGCATTTAATTTTAAGCCAATTGCCGCATGGGGATGGTGTATTTAAAATGTTAATCATGTAAAAATTGCGTCGCGTCTTCTTCACCACTTTTAAACATCTGTTTACGCAATTCTTGACTCTGAATGGATTGCTGTAGTGATTCCAATGTCAAAGGATTGTCAGTTATATCACATATCACAGTATTTTCTATATTCTCTATTTTTACGCTTTTTCTTAAAAAATTAATAGTATTAATGGATATACACATTACGTATTCTAATAAAGAGGTTTCGGATGTTATCTCTACATTAGTTCTGCCATTTACGTCGTCATCATAAGAGCTTTTTATTCCCAAGATTTCTTCTTTTATAGGGTGGTCTCTTAAGCATTGATTGATGGGATAATTGTATAAAACGCCGCCATCGATAAAACATCCTCTGTTTAAAATGGTCGGCATAAATATGCCAGGTAACGCAGAAGACATGGTAATCGCTTGTAACAATCCTAAATCCGGGTGTGAATTATGCGACATTTCTACGGTTTCAAATGTATTCAAGTCAAATGTGAACAAATGAAAGTCTATTTTAGAGAAATCGTACAATTCTTTCAAGGTTATATTTAAGTTAAGGTCCTTAGCTTCTAGAAGCGATTTGAAAATGATTTCTGTAAATTTTTTATCGAATAAGCCTTTGTTATAATAAGAATCAAATATTTGCCGCGCATGAACTTTAAAAGCGTCGTGCCATGGTCTCTCAATAATGTATTTATTCAATGTTTCCCAGTCGTAATTCAAGCAAAGCATTGCTCCAATCATGGTGCCCGCTGATGTGCCATAAATGGATTCGATATTTTCCAATTTCCAAAACGATTCTTGCTCCAATTTCTGTAATGCGCCTAAAAAACGTAGTCCAAGTGGACCGCCACCGGCAATTACCAAATGTTTAATAGTCATTACTTTGTTAGTTTATGTAGTATTTAAGATTTTACAAAGTGTATTTATATATTTTTTTTCTTATAATGAATTAAATGGCAAATATCTTTACATTGGAGAATTTCACGGACTTTTCAGAAAAAATCAACATAGACGAGCTCTATGAGAAAAAGCGCCAAGTCGACCTCAATAAGTTGGAACTATTTAAAAAAATACTGAATCGAATCCATGTACGCATTCGAACGACGGCTAAGCAAAACGTCCATGAAAAGTTCTGTTGGTTTGTGGTGCCGGAGGTGATAATTGGTGTTCCCAAATATGATCAAGCCGGGTGTATCGCTTATTTAATGGATACACTCCAAACCAATGGGTTCCAAGTGAGATATTTTCATCCGAATACTATTTTTATCTCTTGGAACCACTGGGTGCCAAGTTATGTTCGCAATGAAATTAAAAAGAAAACGGGTATCGTAGTGAATGAGTATGGAGAGAAAGTGGAAGAAGAATTAGAAGAAATAGAAGATCTAAATATGCCTCAGTCGAATCAAATGGAGCAGATTAAAAACAGTAAAAAGTACACACCGATTAATTCGTATAAACCATCTGGTAAACTGGTGTATAGTGACGATTTACTTAATAAATTAGAGGATAAGTTCAAATAAACATAAAATGTCAAATTCAATATCCCAAATTTAATTATATTATTTATAATTAAATATGAGTTATCTAGACATAGGTGCGTTATGTTTAACTGAGATTGTTGGTGATTTTGGTTATAAGGAATTTGCGAATAAAGGTGGTATTAAAAATTTCGCAGTTGGAACAATGGGATACGTAGGTGTCATATATTTTTTAATACGGTCATTACAAGGTTCGCAAGTTTTGTTAGTTAATGCGGCATGGGATGGTCTAAGCGCGCTAATAGAATCCATTGCAGCAATTGTTATATTAGGGGAAAGATTTAATGATCCTTGGAAATATGTAGGCATAATACTGATTGTACTCGGCTTATTCTTTTTAAAACTACCGGTGTTAAATGAAAATAAATTTATTATACCGTATTTGTTCATTTCTTAGGGGCGGGTTCCGTTCTTTAAGTTCCCAAGTAATATATATTATTAAAACAACTTAAAGACCACACTGCCAGAAATATTTCATATGTACATTGTCCGTATTTGACACCAGTTATCGTCTCCATTACATAATTATTTTTTCGGGCGATTTTTCAGTAACAAATATTTTTCAAAAAGTAAATGGGAAAATCGATTTTGGACATTTTTAAAATGTCCATATTTGGAATTCTGAAAAAAGTTTTGAAAAAGTCGGTAAAAAATGGAGTCCAAAGCATAATGCTCTGGTTCACATAAATAATAATTCTGAAAGTGTTACGATACATTTTTTTGAGGAAAGTTTAGGCATTTTTTTTGTTCTATAAATATAGAACGATTTAGAATGGAAAAATATCTAAAAAATGCCGAAACATATTTTTGCGAGTCATGTGACTTTATTTGCTGTAAAAAAAGTAATTATGACAAACACATTTTAACATCAAAACACAAATTTAGAACGAATTTGAACGATTTGTCACCAAAAAATGCCGAAAAAATTTATCTCTGTAATAGCTGTAATAAAACGTACAAAGCTAGAAATAGTTTGTGGTATCATCAGAAAAAGTGTTTTGGTGATTTTGAAAAAGTAGAGGAACAAAAAATCCAATTAGAAACAGACGAACCATATGTAACTGATGACAAAAATCAAAAACAAAAACAAGGTGGTACAGATGCTCTAATCCAATATTTGATGAAGGAAAATGCCGAATTTAAGCAATTACTAATAGATCAAAATAAACAAATGATGGAACTAGCTAAAAACACTGGTAGCAATAATACAACTAACAGTCACAACAATTTTAATTTGAATGTATTTCTAAATGAAACGTGTAAAAACGCAATAAACATAATGGATTTTGTGAATCAACTTCAAGTGGGTGTAAAAGAACTAGAAGAAACCGGCCGCCTAGGGTTTGCAGATGGCATATCAAAAATATTCATTGATGGTTTAACACAATTGGATATAAACAATCGTCCAGTTCACTGTAGTGATTTTAAGAGAGAAATATTGTATATTAAGAGTGATGATCAATGGAATAAAGAAAGCGACGACAAACCTATTTTAACGAATGCTATTAAACACGTTGCTTGTAAAAATATGAAACAAATTAGTGAATGGACAAAAGCTAATCCAGAATACAACAATTCGAGTTCAAAACAGAATGACAAATATTTACAAATAGTTTATGAAGCTATGTCCGGTACAACCGAAGAAGAATGTAAGAAAAACTACAACAAAATAATTAAGAACATTGTAAAGCAATCCGTGATAGATAAAAAGGAAAAATAACTTTACATTTTAGTGTAAATTTATTATTTGTATATTATATGACAACCAGAAAAATAAAACGCGCTAATAATGGAACGAAGAAGTATAGACAAACGAAAGTTTGTATGCCTACCCAGAAACAACTAACAAAATATTGTAGAGCACATGCGAATACTTTTAATCAATTTGAAGAGGATTTTGAGAAAACATTTAAAACAACTTTAAGAGAAGAGAATCAAAAATCAGAGAAACAGCTTGTCAAGTTATTTAAGATGCCGTTTACTCCAACCAAGTATACACCACAAAATGATTATTATACTTATATTAATTATCAGTGGTTAGAAAAACAAACAGCTGAATTAAAAAAACAAATGAAACATTACGTTCAAATAGATAGTTTTCGTGTTACACAAGAAAAGGTTTATTATGAATTAATAGATATTGTTAAGGAATATATACGCAAAAACAAATCTGCCAAAGCTACTGCGATTAAAAATGTATACGAATCGTTGTATCACTTGGATGATAAATCAGCAGAAGATTATGTCAGAAGTTATGTAAAAATGGTCGATCAACAGATTGCGTCCAATAATATATATGAAGTATTAGGCAGCCAAAATAGAAACGAAATCATATCATGGGGATCGCCACTAGTATGGACTGTTTTAAAAGACGAGAAAAATGTAAACATATACAAGTCTTCTATTTCAGCACCACAACTAACAATAT